TTTGGAAACTCATACTGTGCTGTTGATAAATATTTTTCTAATGTTTGTCTGCGAGTTATTCTTTTACCAATTAAATCTTCAAAATCAAACCCTTCATCACTTAATGCGGCTTTAAATATATTTGTTACATTTGCTACAGTTAAGGTTGGACGATTTGTAGCTCCATCAGAAGACGCCTCTATTCCGTCTAAGATTAAGGGTAGTGCAATATATGTATTTCCATCATACTCAATATCGCTTAAAGTCTCATCAACTCCTGCGTGAAAATATAAAGTAGTTGTTGAGGATAGTTCAAGCTCGTATAGCTCAATTAAAGCATCACTAACTTCTTGGCTCTGTAAATCTGTTGTAATTATGTTATTACTCATGGTTCATAAACTCTTCGAAAGGTTGCTGTGCACCCGTAAAACTCACTGTTTATATAATTTAAGTTATAGTCTTCACAAACTACTTTCACAGTAGTTTCACCACCACTATTTGAGTCGGGGTATGTATAATCAAAAGAAGAAACACCGTTTTTAGAATCAAAAAATGCAATAATATCATCAATTTCTTCTTTCTCTCTATTATTAAAAGATACAGAAAACGTTTGTTGTAGATTATTTATTCCATCAACAATTCTCTGCTCATACCCATCTCCAAAAGCTGCTCGCAATACTCTCGGCTTAGTGCTTTTTGAGGTATTACGATCTGGGCATACTGGGTCATATGTCGCGTTTCCTATATTAAATCCAATTGCCATTATGCTACTCCATAAGGATTCAGAATACCGCCAGAGCGTTTCTGATTCTGTAGTTCTTGCTGCACTGCACGAGCAATTGCGCTTCCAAGATTTCCTGCATCTGTGCCGGACTGTGACTCTGTGCTTGTTTGTGCGTTACCTTGGTTGTCCACAGAGACATTCACAACAACATTATTATTCTGTCCTGCGCCTCTCATATCTACAGGAATTGATTTTCCATTGGGAAGAGGAACCACAGCTTCAGTTCCATGAAGAATAGCAGGATATCCAGCGTCTGGACCCCGCGCAACCCCGCCCACTGCATATCCGGGCATTTTCTTTCCATTAGAGAAAATGCCGCCAGTTCTTGCTCCATCTATTCCTAAGAAATTTCCGAAAGAAGTTCCTCCAAATGCAGCTTCAAGCATTTTAATTACAAGAAGTTTTGTGATTACCTGTGCAAGAGATTGAAGAATAGAAGTTGCCATCGAAGTAAATGCTTCTTTTACACTTGCTGTACCTTGCACAATAGTATTTAGTGCATTTCCAAGACCGCTTTCAAGACTTTGACCAAGAGCTGCTCCGATTTGCCCAATTTCTGTATTTTTTTCTTTAACTGTTGTTAATTGTGCCCTTAAAGCCTCTTCCTCTGCATTTAATTGCGCTAAAATTGTAGGGTGTAGCTCAGTTTCTGATAATCTTGCCACTGCTTTTTGGTCTAGAATATCCTGAATCTGTCTTTGTATTAATGCTTCTTGTTTTGCTTGTTCAACCCTTTGTTGCATGAAGGGCATAAAAGAGCGTATACCCTCTTGGTAGTTTTTCTCAATATTTGCTTTATCGGTTAATTGTTTTAACTCTATTGCTTGCGCATCTGATATTTTTGAATATAGAGAATATTCTGGGATAAAAGAAACTCCGCCATTTTGCGGCGTCCCTAAAACTTGGGATTTTGTTAACTCAGCTACTTGAGCAGCTGTTAGCCCTAATATCTTTCCAATCTGAGCAAGTTTTGTAGGATCGAAAAATGTTCCTAACTTATCTTCTGTACCAAGCTCAACAATTGCCTCTAATTGATCTTTTAAAGATTTATATACATCTACTAATTGAGTTAAACTACTAGAAGGCTTCGTAAATTTTTGCTGTAATTGAACAAAAGTTGAAGTTGTTTGCTCTATTCCAGCTATTGCCGCTTGTTGAGCGTTTAAAGCAGTTACTAAAACTTGTATTCTTTCCGCGGTAGACTGTATACCACTCGATAAACCTACTAGTGCTGTATTATACTCCTCTGTTCCTTTTATAGTATTAGTATTAATTAAATTTAAGGCGGACTGTTCACTTACTAACTGAGCTACTTGACCACCTAAAGTTCCTGTTTCAACTCCTGCTTTTTCTAAAATACTTAGCTGAAGCTCAAATGTTTTATATACTTCAGATAAAGAATCTAATACTGCATTATTTTCAGCTTTAATCTTGTTAACTTCAAAGAATTGCCCTCCTTGACCTCTCGAGCGCTGCCCTTGGCCGCCTATACCAGGAAGATCAGGTGATTTTATTTGTTCAAAACTAATTCCCATAATACCACTATAGCTAAAGTTTGCTAAAAGATTTGCAGTTTGCACAAGCGATTCCATTCGAGTCTTTGCTTGCCCTAAATTATCCCGTAGTTTCTCTACTTCCTTATTTTGTGCTGCAAAACGTTCGGATATATACCCACCTCTTTCTTCTGCTTTTTTAAGCGCAGGATCTTTTAACATATCAAGAAGCTCTCGCGCCATACTTACAGCTAAAGTAACTAACCCTAGGATAGCAATTACATTTAATGCTTTACTTGCAAAACGGGCAAAACCTCCAATAGCAGCTTGCATTGTTCCCATAACCTTGCCATGGTCTGCTTGAAGAGCAAATAGCTGAGCCTTTGCATTAGCAACATATCTTGTAAATCCACTTGTATTTGCAGCCATAGTTCTCTGATGGTCGGCTTTTATAATAGCAAGATTTCTTTTTATTTCATTTCTTTCCATCTTACTAAGATTAATTACTTTTGAAGTTTTAGCTTTTTGTGCGTTTTCTATTGCAGTTATTTGTCTCTTTTCAAAAGTTCCTGCAGCTATTTCTTTGCCTATAGCACTTGTTCCTGCTATGCCTTGCAGACTTTTTCTTGCATTTGCTGCGGCTTTCTCCAGGTTAGCTAATGCAGGGGCTGCGGGAGCTATTGCTTTAATTAGACTAGTTCCCATAATAGCGGCAGCGGCCCCTAAGGCAAATATATTTTTTGTAAATACCTCAGCTATAAAAGTTGCTGGGCCTACGAGGCCTTTTTGTATTAATTTTATAAGATCATCTGCGGCTTTCCCAAATCGAGCAACTTTATTTACACTATTTCCTATATCATCGAATTTTGTTACGCCTTGTTCAATTACTGCATTTACTACTGCCTGGCTTTTTTCAAAAGTGTTCAGTTCTCTACCGGTTATATTCAAAGCATTCTTATAGTCTTTTACAGCTGTATCTAGCCTTATTATTATACCTAATTCATCTAAAAGTTCTGGCTCGGCTTTAATCGCACCGCGAGTAAGACGATTAAAGGAATCTGTTAGATCTCTTCCTAAGGTAACAGAAGCATTTTTTGCGATTGTGGCTAAATTTTCGAGTTGATCAGCAGATAAACCCGCCGCCCTACCTATTGCCACCGATTGAGCAGCATCATCAAAGCCCAGAATACCTCCAGTTGCATCTTGTATTCTCGATGTCAATAATTTTAAAGAGGTGCCTGTTTTAAACGCATAAGTCTCTTGAGATGCTTGAAGTGCGGCTAGGTCGCCAGCTCTTTTTAGAAATTGATAGGCTGCACTAACAGCAAATATATTTGCGGCTAAAACTGCATATGCCGGCACAAGCCCTCCGGTCATGCCTTGAGCCATTTTAGAAAAGTTTTTAGTGCCATTTGCAGAAGCTTGTGCTGTGCCTTTTATATTACGATCGGCAGTTCCAGCAGACTTACTAACTTTATCTAAGCCTTCTCCTGCTTTTTTCGATTCCAAAGACATTTTTTTCATGCTGCCTTTGTCGTCTACTTTTACATCAATTTCTACTTTATTTTTTGCCATTATCCGCGCACATTATGGGTAAAGTTTTTGCCTCCACCGCCTGCTTTTGATTTACGCTCATCAGCTTTGCGTTTTTTGTCTGCTTCTTGTGCCCTATGATTCATAAGTATTCTTTCATACATTTTTGCAAAGTATAAAATCTGCTGTTTATTCTGCAACTTATGCAAGTTAAAAATAAATTCTGCGTCTACCCAGTTTTTCCCCATATAGCTGCCAGACATGCCGTCCCAAACGTCTGATAACATATTGAACACAAAAAATGCCACTTGAACCTCCTCTGGAAAATCAGAAGAATCGAGTGGCATTTTTTCTGGGTCAGGCTCTTCCCCTAACTGTTCGCATATTTTTAAGTATTTATCAACATTAATCTGAGAGGATTGTTTTACATACTTTTCAAGTAGCCTTTGTATTTCGGCTACTTGCGTCCAGTAAAATTTTCAAGACTACCCACGGTTTCTGTAACCCAGGTATCAAAGTCATTTGAGTTTTTCATCAAAAGCTCTGCGTTTTCTTGAGTATAGGGAAGAGTATCTTCGGGGTCTAACTCAGAAATATCAACCAAAAGAAGCTCTTCTAAGTATTGATACTTTAGTCCAGACCAGTCTTTGATTACAGCCTTCACATACTCTGTGAGAAATTTTTCTTCGTCTAACACCTCAGCCGGCTGACGAGTTTTCTTATCAAACTTTGTTGTTACGCATTTTTTACGCAACTTTAATAACTCTTCTCTTGCTAGATAACAAAGGTCAATTGTCATGCCCTTATATCCATCAAAATCAATTGTAACTGTTTTACTTGGAGTCATCAGACTCGATAAAGAAATGGGTGTATCGCTCATAATTTAATCCTTATTAAAATAATTTATAAACATAGTATAGAGGAGAGGAGGTGAGAAGTCAAGAACTATTTTTCTGAGGGGAAAGAAAGGCGGGCCGAAACCCGCTATATTAATTAAGCGCCTGTATAGGCAATTGTTGCTTCGTCCGTTCCACTTACAGTGCTTGGTAAAGCATGGAATGCTGTGTCTAAAGAGATTACGTCCTCGATTGAGTGCGCGGGAACCTCTAGGTGACACTGAGGTAAGCTAATTACAGTTTTTGGAGCACTTGAACCACCAATTGAGAAGGTAAGAGCAAATGAGTTTGTTACTGTGCTTGTAGCTTCAATAATATCTTCAAACATATCCGCGCTAGAATCAGCAGTGCCATTCAAATAACAAGTAAAGTTTCCAGAGACAGAGCGAGTGCCTGTTACATGCCCAAGAGGTTGGTTGACTGTGCAAAGAGTCTCAGGGGTAAGGAAAGTAATATTATTTTCAAAAGTAATACTCCCGCCAGTTAAAACAACACCATATGACTTAGACGAGCCAGATACAGAGGATACCGCAGTTAGAGAAGTAAGACGATTACGAATAAAGTTAGACGTAGAATCAACCCCTGTTGTAATTGCGCCAGAAGCATCAAAGTCTGCAACCTCAGCTATGATTTTACCGAATCCACTCCAGTTAATTGTTGCAATGCCATCAATATCAAAGTCAATACCAGCACTGTTTGCTACGCAACCTTCAATTTTATAGATAGTATATTTGCCTTCTGCAGAAGTATAATTTGAATCTGCGTCACCGCAAGCACCCATTATAAAATACAAATTAAATGTGCCTAGAGTTGTTTTATTTGAGTCATCAAAATCAAAAGTAGTTGTTGCTGAGATTACAGTAACGCCCGCAGCCCAAGAACCTGGAGAGCCTGGTGTAAATGTATTTGCTGCAACAAAGTTAGCCCACAAAGCCTCTTCTACAACTGAACCGTTGTTTGGTCTCATATAAGATGAAAAAGACCATTCTGCTGGTGCATAAGAATCTGTAAACATCTGTCGAGCACGTCGAGATGTCCCTGCTGAGTCTGACATCTCATTTAAAGTAATTTCAGTAGCATTTGTAGCCTGTGAAAATGAGTATCCATCCAATACAGGAATCTCCCAAATATTAGACCCTTGTTCTAGGTATACTTTCGTATTCCTACTAAAATGTAAAT